TTTTTTTTTTTTTCTTGTATCTGTGTGTAGGACGTGCTAGATCCCCTTCACAGGACGGTCAAAGTGATTTGCTGAATTAAACGTCAGCGGCGACAAGACTTTCCACCACCATGCCTATAACCATAGGAGGCTTATAACCAGGTTTACTCTTGACTTTGTTCCTTTTATCAACGAACGTCCACCCGTCTAGGTAGCTGACACAGGAGTCAGCCACCCTACAATAGGTGTCGAAAAGTTCGTCAACGCTAATGCCATACACGTTGTCGAGGAACCCGGAAAAAGAATCGAGATCGATGGTGGGAGTGTCGCGTATTCGCTGACGTATCTCCGATGGTTCGCCCATCTCTGCCAACTTTGTGGCACGAACGTCGAACCAAGGAGTTTCGCTCATCGTGGCTGCTTTTTCGAGCAGCAAATCACGGATGTACGGGACGAATCTATGTTCATACGCGGCGGACATATACTTGCCCGCCATGTAATCCCTATCGTTGACTGAGGTGTTTTGATTAGCCCTCAAATTCAACTTTGCCAAGACTCGCCCAAATTGTGGAACTGGACGACAACCATTCATTGCCCGAACATAGCGCTTGCGATAAAAAGTGCCATGGTCCCTGGACTTGGGAATTACTACTTCGGCGGTCATCCCTGCGGTCTTCACGACCGTTTCAATTTTATTTTTGACCGCCTCAGCGTCTCCTTCCACAATGCCCAGATAGTCGTCGCCACCATGGATGTTCACGGACTTAGCCACTCCAGCCTCCTTCATAGACTGGAGCATAAGTGCCATGCCCACAAATGAATTGCCGGTGGTGGTAGTGCTCTCGCCTGACCAGCGCTGCCCCACCACCGTCGCTTCAATTCCGTACCGTGTCCAAACACGGACGCTTGTGTTGCGAGCAAACTCGCGAACAAACCAATCGGGTGCCCCCAGTTTCTTGTAAAACATTGCCTCATACTTTCGGAATGCTTTATCCTGTGACCCATCATTGTTTTTCATGTCCGACTCAACCATTACGCCTCCCGCATTTCCAATGATGTCTCCCATCTCCTCACCGGGAACCCCACAGGCAAATATAACGACATTTCCTGTGTTGAGGGGATTCTCCCTGGAGAACACCTTTTTCATGCGCCTAGTCAACTCCATGACAATAGGACCCGTCACTGCGTTGTACACATCGGTACCCTGGTACACAACGCGGGGTTGGGAGCGGTGGTCCTTGAGTAGGACTTCCTGCTTTGCGAAC